TTCGTTTGTAACTTCGTCAACTTTAGACAACTTTTCTAATTGTGCTTTTAACTCTATATTTTCTTGTGTTAATTTTTCTATTTCTGCAAAGAACGTTTCTTTAACTACGCTTTCAATTGTCTTCTTTGCGCTTGGTATTACTGCTTCTGCTTCAACAGGAACTTCTGGAGCAACTTCGTCTTCAGGTGCAACTTCTTCAGTTGTTGGAGCATCTTTTACTTCTAAAATAATTCCTTCAACTTCTACAATTAAAATACGTCCGTCTTCTAACTCATATTCTCCAACAGGAACAGGAATTTTTTGTTCGTCTTCAGTTATGATAAAAACTTCTTTGTCGGTTTCAAAAGTATCCGCTTCAAAAATTGTTATTCCGTCCATTAACTTCATTGTTTCCAATTTCACTTCCATTCCTAAAAGTGTTTTGATTTGATTAATTACGCTTGTTTTCATATTTCGTGTTTTGTTTAATTATTATACTTTTCAATTGCTTCGTAAGTTTTATAGCTTCTACTGCCATCTTCTATTTTTTGATATAAATCTTTTAGTCCTTTAATACTATTTGGGTCTATACCTAAATCTTTTGCTTGTTTTGTTATGTTACTAATTACTTTTTGTGCTTCAGAATATGTTTTTTTATCAAATGCGTAAAATTCTCTTGCTTTTAATTTTAAAGCCATAAACTTATCGTCAAGTTGTTTATTTTCGTTAAAAACAATTTGATAATTTGCGTTTGATTTTGTATAATCAGAAATAACTTTATTCAAATCGTCAACTAATGCCAACTCAACTTCGTGTTTTGCTAACTCCGTTTTATCGGATAACCTGTCGTAAATAGTTTGTAGTGTGTTCATATATGTATAATTTAATTGTTTATTATTTGTTGTATTTTCAAATTAAACTGACCCTATTCCTTGCGCTTGTAAACTACCGTCACAACACTTTGAAGAGTACGTTTTTCCGTCTTTACATAGGCAACCACGTTGACCGCCTTTTGGACTTGTTTTCGCTTGTGCTACTTTTTTTGTTATTTTTTTACTCATTGTTTGTATTTTTTTAGTGCTTCTGTAACCCACGACTGTATTGAAGAACGCACTTCGCTTAAAAAAGGTATTATACCTTCATATAAAACTAAAGTTCGTTAAATCGCATTAAAACCGTATTAAATCGCATTTTGTGTTTTACTTGTTTTTTATACTTAACGTCCTTGTCTTGTATAAGTTTTAGTATAATTTTTACTTGACTTTAATTTACTATTTCGTGTTTTTGCGTGTACTCCTGCACGTTTAACTTTCGGTTTTTTAAGATGAACTTTAACGTTAGTTTGCTTCGCCATTTAAATTGCGTGGTATAAAAATTTGCTATCTTCAGTATGTACTTTGCCTGTCATTAAATTGCCGTTTGCGTCTTTGTGTGTTTCGCCTTCGTAAATTTTTCCGTCTATTGTGTAGTGCGTTTGTCCTTCTGCAAGTTCTTCTTTTCTTATTTGTTTAAGTTTTCTAGTTGCCCATTCAACCCCTGCGTCACCGCCCCAAGCCAACCACATTAAACGTCCGCAACCGTCCCCAAGTTCTCTTTGTGAATTTTCTCTTTGTCGTTCAAATGAAGCCATTCTTGCAATAGTGTCTTCGCTTATGTTTTCGCCATTTGCTAATTGATTTGCTCGTGCTTTTCCAACAGGTGTTCCGCAATCACCCCATCCGTTCTCTTCTGCATACCTTAAAGCTATTCTTGCGTTTTCTTTTGCTTGTTCCGGATAGTCGTTATATGTTTCTAAATTTGTTTTTTCTTCGTTTAAAATTAAATTCTTTATTTCTGTAATTAATAAGTCGTCTTCGTTAATTAAACTCATTTCGTATTTGTCCGCAAAATAACCTTCAATAGAAAATCCTTTTACTTCACCAAGTTTTACTTTGTTCCAAATTTCATCGTTGTTTACTTTCATTGAAATTACCCAAGTACCTTTTGGAAAGTTAAAACCGTAGTTCGTGCTTTTGTCGTTTTTTCCTTCAGTAATCCAACTTTCAACAATACTCATTCCGTCTAACTTTTGTTTATGTTCTAAAGTTGCGTTGTTCTGGTTGCTATTCATAAAAAACAATTCACTTGCTTTTCGTACCGTTGCTTCAGAAAAGTAAATATAGTATTCTTCGTTCTTGTCGTTCTTGCGGTAAATTTGTTTGTTTGGAATTAAAGCCGCGCCCATTAAAATACGCTTTTCAGCATCTACTTCTTTTAGTTCTACTTCGTGTTTTTTTAGTGCTATAAAGTCGCTTTCGATTGCAGGACTTTCAACAACTGAAACTGCGTCTATTCCGCTTGTTTCGTCTTTTTCGTCAATTATTAATTCAACTATTCGCATATCTATTTAATTAATTTTTTGTTTGTTTGTTGTATTTTCTAACCGCCTAAAGTTGCGTTTGCTAACCTATTTCGGTCTAACGCCTGTTGTGAAGTTACTTGTCCGGAAACTACGTAAGCTTGTATTGGTTGTTGGTTTAAACTTGCAAGTTGATTAACTCCACTTTGTCCAACTACGTTAAATTGTGGTGCGCTCATTGTTGGAGCTGTTGCACCGCCACCACCACCACCACCACCACTGCCACCTGCTGAAGGCGCACTACCACCGCCTAACGCACTTAATGCTTTTGCAGTTGCCGCTATGTTTGCAGCTATCCCTATTCCTGTAGTAATATTGTTCATTGCAATAACAGGTGCAGCCGCCACTCCACTTGTCGCAATTGCTTGTGGTGTTGCCAATGCTGCTATGTTTGCTAAATTATTTGCTATAATCATTTTTGCGATACCAATTGCACTTTCAACTATAACCGCAGCTTTTTGCACTTTTTTTGATTTTTCAAATAAACCCTTAATAAGTCCAACCCCTTGTAATGCTACATCAAGTCCTTGTTGTTGTATAGCCATTTTCTGTTCTAAAACTGCTTTATCTATTTCAATTTCTTTATCAGCTGCAATTTTTTTATTATCTAATTTTTTAATTGCTAATTGGTCTTCATAAGATAAAATTTGTAAATCAATTTCTTGCTTTGCTTCATTATATGCAATTTCAGCGTCTAACCTTCCTTGTGTTCCTAATTTATATACGTCTATTTGTTCTTGCAGTCTTGAAAGTTGTAATTCTTTTTCTTTGTTTGCAGTATTGATTTGAGCCTGTAGTTTCTTTTCTTCGTCTTTAATTAATTCATTTGTAGCTTTTTCTCTTTCAATTGCTAAAGTTACTTCTGATTCAGTTCGTGTTTTTGTTAACTCGTCAGCTTCACGTTGTAACGCAAGGTCATTTGCTAACTGTTCAGAGCGTAAACCTTCTATTTGTGCTAATACTCCAACTTTGTTTGCTTGTGCATCTAATAAAGCAACTTGATTTTCTGTTGTTTTTGCTTTGTTATATTCTAATTGCGCGGCTTGAACTTGTAACGCAGCCTGTGCTAACATAGCTTTTTCTTGATTGTCAAGAACCGCTTTTAAATCATTATTTGCTTTAATTCGTTCTGTTATAGAATTACGTTCTTCATCTCTGATTTGACGTAATTTCTCCGCTTGCATATCGTACTTTTCAATTAATAAACTTTGTTGAGCAGCTGCAATCGCAGCATTGTTCTTTGCGTTTACTAATGCTTTACCTTGTTCGTATGCTGCACTTATACTAATCTTACTTACTTCTTCAATACCACGTTTTCCTAAATCAACAACTTCACCTATCGCTTCACCAAAATTATTGTAAATGTCTTTACCAGATTTTACAACATTTTTTCCAATATCAACAATATCTTTTTCTGTTGCCTTAATATTTTTACGAAGTTCTTTAATTACTTTAGGGTCTTTATCGCCAAAAAATGATTTTTCCCAAACAAGTTGTAATTCTTCAATACCTAATTTTAAACTAAAAAATGTAAGTTTTAACGGAGCAAGTACAATGTTTAGTAAACCACCCATTACTTTTGCAAGTGCGTTAAATCCACTTGTTGCTTCGTATGATGCTTTTGCTGCTGAAATAACTGCGCCTACCGTCTTATTGAAAACAATACTAATAGTTTCCATTACTGCGGAAAACGTTGTTGCTACTTCTTGGTTTTGTTCAAACGCACTTTTTAATGCTACAAACGATGAAATTATTAAACCAATTCCAGCGGCTTTTAATGCAGTTCCAACTCCAACGGCTGCTGTTTTTATTTTTTTAAAACCACTTTCAGCAGTAGCTGTTGAGTCTTTAATTGACTTTACAGAATCGTTTAATAAGTCTGTTTTTTTAGTAGCATCTTTAACACTATTGGAAGTTTTTACAAAATCTTGCGATAAATCTTGAACATCACCTTGTGCTTGTTTAAGTTGTTGTTTTAAATTGCCTAAATTAGAATTTACTTCTAACTCAATTACTTTTTTTTCAGCCATTATTCTTTAGTTTTTTTTCTATTAACCTTTTGCGTTGTGCTTGTTTCCATTGTTCTTTTATGGAAGTAGTAAATTTATATTTACCCTTTGCGATGTCTATGTTTTCACTTTCTCCGTAAAAGTCGCTTAATAAAAGCATTTCTATTATTTTGTTTATCATTTTTGGTCTATTATAATATAGTTTGTGTCCGTGTTTCCGTTAATGTAATCAGTATCTAAAGTTAAAGTAATAGTTCGTGCTACGTTTATTGGTACTGTTACGTCTAAATAACCTTCTGCTGTAAATAATACACTTGACAAAGTAACGTTACTTGCGTTTGCGCTTTTTTGTATTCTTACTTGTGTTGCTTCGTTTGTAAATAAGATTGCAAAACGTAAAGTGTTGCCTGTTCCTGTTGGTGTGTCAACTAATTTTATTGGTTTGACTTCTGCAAAATCACTAATCAAAGTAAAATTAACGTCGCCTGTAGTTAAGTCGCTTTGCATTTCATTAATCATATAACGTTTGTCTCTAATAATTAACCTATCGTTTAACTGAAGTTTTGTTAATAAAGAAACTGGAAGTATTGTTTTAACTTTTACAAGTCTATTTTTTGGGTTGTATAAGTTATTCAAATAACTTTGATAGTATAAAGCGTAAAGTGTGTTTGGGTTATTTACTAAATAATAACTTGAAATTTCTACGCCAAAATTTAATGTTAAAGGAATTAAACCTGTTTCAAATAGTATTTCGCTATCTTGTCCAAATGGAACATAAGCACCTATGTGAGCTTGTCCGTTCCAATGTAGTCTGTCACTACCAGTTATTGTTGTTAGTGTATTCATATACAACAAACAAGGTTTTGGAATATACGGAGCTATTTCTTTGTTTAATGCGTAACCAACTTGTAATTGATTGCCAAAATTATTAAATAGTAAGTTTTCAAATGGACTTTCAACTTTGTATTCGCCACCGTCATAGTTAAAACCAATTTTCGTGTTTCCGTAGCCGTGTGCGTCTACGTTTAATGGACTTTCTAAAAAGTATTTATTTAACATACATTCGCTATCTTGATATTTAAACTCAATAGACTTATAAAGTTTCATTCGTTCAATTTCAATACTTGTTATGTCGGTGTATTCTGTTATGTCAACTACTGCGCCTTTGCTATACCAATACGGTAACGGGTCAAATGTAAATACGTTCTTCGTGTTTGAGTAAACCGTTAAATTAAATTCTTTGCATATTCCAGAAACAAAATCACTAATTTTCATATCAGGTGCTAACGATTGTAAATTAGTAAAACCCGTTGTTGTTGCTGTTGCGTTATTTGAATTTCCTGTTTCATTAATTACCGCGTTTGAGTTAGTATCAACATAGCTTCTTTGATATGTAAAATTTAAAGTTAAAGTCATTACTGCGTTAGCCCTTAATTTAAAAGTCATTGTAGATTCAGGGTTTGCAATAATATTAAATTGATTAATATTACTTGAAGTTGTTGAGCCTGTGTGTGAACTATTAAAAACTCCGTTTAAATAAACATCTATGTAATAAGTTGTTGCTACCGAAATTGCCGTTACATTAAAACCAAGTAAATGTGAATATTCATTGTAATTGCTTGAATTTATTGCGGTAAAACTATTTGTTGTTGTGTTAAACGCATTTGCTAAAGTTCCACTTGAAGCTGTTAAGTCTATTGGTATTGCATTACTGCTTGTAAAAGTATTTTGTTGCTTATTCTTAAAATATAAAAATGCTTTTTTAAACATATCTGAACTTAAAAATAAGCCATTAAATGTTATTCCGTATTCTGTTTGAATTAGTCCAAATATACTTGCAACCCTAACCGCAGGAAATAATTCTGTGTAAACTATTTCACCTGCATTTTGTCCAATGTCATTATGGTTGTGCGCAGTATTGTCGTACCAACTTGGAACATTTCCGTCTGGTAGCGGAACACTCCCTGCAAACTGCCAAACTCTATTTGAAGTTATTAACGGGTAACGTACGTTGTAATTTGTTACTGAACTGTCTATTGTTACTCGTTTATAAACTTCTTGGTTTGTGTAGGTGTGGTCTAACGTTGAGTAATCTAATTGGCTTAATTTGTCTTCGTTAAAGTAATCTTTTAAACTTACTCCTGCACCGTAAAATGTTACTGAATAACTATCTGGACTTCCGTTTTTTAAGTTCGTTTTTTCGAGCTGAATTTTACCACGTCTAAATAAAACCGTGTCTATTTCTATATATGCGTTGTACCTATTTTGGTAGTCAATAGTTGCATCAACATCGTTTTGGTAAAAGTGCTGAAATATTGCATTGTTTGTAGGTGAACACGGAATTGTAAAGCCTTGTGAAAAGTCAGTAAATATTTTTGATATATCCGAAATATTTTGTATGGTCGAACTAACGGAAATTTTTTCATCGTTAAATAATTCTAAACGTGTAAATTCTAACTCCGTTTGTGCTGAAGCTGTTTCTATAAATATTGCTACTTGACGTTTCATTAAATAACTGAATTAATAACATCGTATGCAAACTCAAAGTCTAAACTATAATTTATTTGGTTCGTGTTTATATGCTTAAACAACTCAGTGCTTTTACTATTAATCTTTGCAGGTTTGTTGTCTATTAAAATTCGTTCGCTTAACATTATTTGTTTT